GCCGGCCACCGAGCGCACCGCCCAGTCCCTCACCGCCATAGCCGACGTCCTTGACCTGCCGGCGTACAAGCCCAAAGCCGGTATCTTGGCTACCGATGGCGAGAGACACCAAAGCGAGCAGGCAGCTCAACACCAAACCCAAAGCCAAGCCCAAAGGCAGGAAGCTCACCCACGCCCAGGCAGTCAAGAAGGTCGACCTGTGGTTCAGCAAGCTGGTGCGCTATGAAGCAGCCGACAGACAGGGCAACGCCCGCTGCTTCACCTGCGGCAAAGAGGACCACGTCAGCAACCTGCAGGCCGGACATTTCGCATCTCGCCGCTTTTGGGCTACACGATGGGATCAGGATAACGTCCGCACACAGTGCGTTTCCTGCAACATTTACCGAGCAGGAGAACAGTGGCTTTTTGGATGCAATCTCGAACGTGAGCAGCCAGGAAGAGCTCATCAGGTTATGCAACGAGCGCAGCAGCACCGAGCGTACAAGGTGGCAGAGCTGGTGGAGCTTGCATCCCTCTACAAAAAAGCTGCTCTACTTCACGCCAGTATCAAGCGAGTGGTACATCCGGCCGGAGGACGAGATGCAGCTTCAGGAGTTGAGGAGTGAACGGTTGCGCATCCTGCACTGGTTGGCGGACAACAAAGCCTCCGGCAACACGTGGGAGTGGGCAGCGAACGTCAACCGCCTCGACCGCATCAAAGCCAAGCTCTACCAAATGACCGGTCACCCACCATTCAGGATCTAACCATGCTTGACATCAACAAGAACTACAAGACCCGAGGCGACGTCTACAGAGACATCGTGCCCGGACGTGTCGTCGTAGAGGTCGGCGTGTTCATGGGAGACAACGCCAAGACCATCCTGCGCAGCAAACCCACCTACCTGTACCTCATGGACAGGTGGACAGGAACGGCATCCAGCGGCCTCGGCAACGAGCGGCAACGGGTCAACTTGCACCACATGCGCAAGCGGCTACAGCGTGAGCTATACGGAGAACCTGTCTCCTTCCTCGGACCATCGCCGGATGGCTTCAAAGGCATAGACATCGAGCCCGACTTCATCTACATCGACGCAGACCACACCTACCCAGCCGTCATGCGCGACCTCACGCACGCATACCAGCTGCTCAAAGGCAGGCGCACAATCCTCGGCGGCCACGACTACCACAGCCGGACACAGGGCGTCCGCGATGCCGTCGACGACTTCATCAAGGCCTACGACCTGCGCCCGCCTATCCTCACCACCAACGACATCCCCTCCTACTTCATCCAGCTATGAACCACAACGGCCACCACTTCGAGCACCCCAAAGACAGAGACAGGCCGCAAGCGCGTACCACCGTCATCTACACCAACTGGAGGCGGTCGTCGCAGCTGCAGAAGATTACAGAGGACTGCTCACGCCAAAGCGCTAACCCCGAGATACTGGTGGTCGACAACGCCTCCGACAGCCGACACCGCTACGAAGGCATAGCACACCGCATCGTGCGCTACACCAACGAGCGCAAGTGCTGGCAGCGGTGGATCGAAATCCACTACACCAACACAGAGTACATCCTCATCATGGACGATGACCTGACCTTCGTAGACCAGGACGTCATCGCCGACTGCGAGCAGTACATGGACGAGAACCCTGGCGTGCAGGCTATCGGCATCAACGGCGTCAACCTGCTGCCTGGCCGATCGTACTGGCGCAGCATGCACCACCCAGCCAGCCACACAGACGCCAAGACAGACATAGTCAAGGGCCGCTTCTTCTTCCTGCGACCCGAGCACATCAGCCTCATGCCACGTGCCCTCGATGAGTACAACGACACCTGCGACGACATATGCGTCAGCTCCATGCTCGAGAACAAAGTCATACCAGCCATGCTCATGAGCCGCATCACCAACCTCAAGGAAGGACTCGAAGCCCTGCACGCCTCGCAAGACCAACGGCGCAAGCGCGACGCAGCAGCCGCCCACTACTTCTCCCATGCCTAACGTCCCCGACGGCAAGCCACCCAAGTGGCACGCCAAGATACCCGGCGCTGAGAACGTCGAGTGGCAGTACAAGACCTGGAAGTGGGTGAAGTACCGCATTTGGTTCCTGAAGATGAACCCGCTCTGCGCCGTGTGCGAGCGGCCCGCGACAGTCGTCGACCACATCATACCAGCCAAGTCAAAGCCCCAGTGGTTTTGGCGTGTGTCTAATCACCAGCCGCTGTGCGAGGTGTGCCACAATAAGAAGCGGGCGACCAGCGACAAGCAATAATACTACTGAACACTGCTAATGAAATGCAAGTAATAAAGGCCTTCCAATATAGGTTTTTTCAGGGGGTAGGGGGGTCTCCCAGTGTTTGCGCGGTTTTACTTTGAGCGCGCAGTTGATTGTACGTCAATGGTATTGACAACCTTTTGGGACAAATAGAAAACATCAAGAAGAAAATATGGAAATGCACCCCGACATCCGCGAGCGATACGACCAGTTATGTGCTGACTATCAGCGGCGCGGCATCATCACGCCAGGCATCCGCTCGCTCATCTACACGCTGGCCTGCGTGGAGGTGGAGGAGGAGATGCTGCAGTCGTTCATCAGCAAGTACGGCACCACCTACACGGTGACCGGCAAGAGCGGCGACCAGTACATGAGAAGCAGGCCGGAGTGGCAGCAGCTGCGCGACAACCGTCAGCGCAAGACCTCCATCGTGCGGTCGTTAGAGGGCAGCATGAACCAGGAGATGGAAGAGGATGAGCTCGACAAGTTCCTCGGCTGACCCCGGCTACTGGTACGACGCGGAGGCGGCCGACCGGGTGGTCAACTTCATCGAGCAGTTCTGCTCGCACGTGAAGGGCCACCAGGGGCCGTTCCTCCTCGAGGACTGGCAGAAGGACGACATCATCCGCCCGCTGTTCGGGTGGAAGCGTGCCGACGGCCGGCGCAAGTACCGCACCTGCTACATCGAGATCCCGCGGAAGAACGGTAAGTCGAACCTGACCGCGGCCATCGCCCTCTACCTGCTTGTGGCGGAGCAGGAGGCCGGGGCGGAAATCATCAGCGCGGCCGGCGACCGCAATCAGGCGCGCATTGTGTTCGACATTGCCGCGGCCATGGTCGGGCAAAACAAGAGCCTCGCTTCACGCTGCAAGACGCTGCAGCACGCCATCTACTACAAGAACTCCTTCTACAAATCCATCAGCGCGGAGGCCCGGACAAAGCACGGTTTCAACTGCTCGGCCGTCCTCTTCGACGAGTTGCATACGCAGAAGGACCGCGAGCTGTACGACGTCCTCACTACGTCGGTAGCAGCACGCCAGCAGCCGCTCATCATCATGCTTACAACGGCAGGCTACGACACCAACTCCATATGCTACGAGGTGCACGACTACGCCGAGCGCGTCCTCAACGGCGAGGTGGACGACCCGACGTTCCTGCCGGTGCTGTACCGCGCGGCAAAGGAGGACGACTGGACGCAGGAGGCGACGTGGAAGAAAGCAAATCCTGGCTACGGCGCCATATGCCGCAAGGAATATTTTGAGCAGGAGGTAGCCAAGTGCAAGGCCAACCCTGCGGTGCTCAACACGTTCCTGCGCCTGCACCTGAATATCTGGACCGGCAGCGACGTCGCGTGGATCACGGACCACGAGTTCATGCGCGGAGCGCGGCCCCTGCCGGACGACAACTACCTCAAGAAGCTGCCCTGCTGGGGCGGCCTCGACCTCGCCTCCACCCGCGACCTCACCGCCTTCGCCCTGCTCTTTTGGGACGAGGTGGTGCAGGTGCACTACCTCAAGGTGCACCAGTTCGTCAACGAGGAGCGCACCAAGATGCGCAAGAGCGAAGGCGTGGACTACCTCCGCTTCCAGCGCGACGGCGACCTGTCCATCACACCCGGGAACGTGACCGACTTCCGCACCGTCCGCGACCACATCATCCGTGCGGCGGAGACCTACAACATCACCGCCGTCGCATACGACCGCCGGTTCTCCACGTACATCGTGCCGGAGCTTATCGACGCGGGCATCGACATGCAGCCCATGGGCCAGGGCTTCCTGGACATCAGCATGCCCACGAAGATGTTCGAGATGGAGGTAGTCAAGGGCACAGTCATCCACGGCGGCAACGCCTGCCTGCGCTGGCAAATGGGCTGCGTGAAGCTGGACCGCGACGCTGCCGACAACATCAAGGTCACCAAAGGGCGCACCAAATACGGGCAAATGGTTGACGGGGTGGTGGCTTCCATCATGGCGTTCGGCTGCAAGCTGAACAGCGACGACGACGACGTCATCTACGAGGTGGTGACGCTGTAGGGAATTTTTCCTATAGCGTACCTTCGGCGCAATGTTCGAGCGAATCCTATCCCTCTTCCAGCGGCGTGCTCGCGTTGGCTACACCGGCAACAACGAGTTCTGGAACTCTACGGCCTACACCATGCGCACCCGATCGGGCGCTATGGTAGGGAAAGAGAACGCCATGACGGTGGCCACCGTGTACGCCTGCGTCCGTGCTATCTCGCAGACGCTGGGCTACATGAACCTCAACGTGCTCGAGCGTATCGACACCGGCCGGCGCTTGGCATACAACCACCCGGCCCACCAACTGTGCGCCGTACGGCCGAACGACTACCAGACGCCCTACGAGTTCTGGGAAAGCATCACCGCGATGGCCATGGTGTACGGCCGTGCCTTCGCGCACATCAAGCGCAACACCTTCGACGGGCGGCCGACCGACCTGCACATCCTGCACACGAACGACTGCACGCTGATGAACATGAACGGCATGCTGTTCGTGCGTCACGCGGAGCTGGGCGACCTGCGCTACGAGGACGTGCTGGCCGTCAGCTGCCTCAACGGAAAGTCACCTATCGAGCTGCACCAGGAGAACATCGGCATCGCCAAGGCGGCCGAGAACTACGGCGCCGACTTCTTTGGATCGGACGGTTCTATGCTCGGCATCCTGTCGACCGACAACCCCATCAAGAACGAACAGATGGATGCGGTGCGGCGGTCGTGGCAGACCGGCGGCATCGGCGTCAAGGTGCTGCCGTTCGGATTCAAGTACCAGCAAATCTCACTGCCTCCCGAGCAGGCGCAGTTCCTACAGACCCGGCGCTACAGCGACGAGACCATTTGCACGATCATGGGCGTCCCGCCGTATATCGTAGGAGTTGCCACGCAGACGACGTTCAGCAATACCGAAGAGCAGGGCCGCAACTTCGCACGACACACCGTCGTGCCGTGGGCCACGCGCATCGAGCAGGAGGTCAACCTCAAGCTCATCCCCGAGTTTGAGCGGGAGGACTACTTTGCCAAGTTCAACATGCAGGACCTGCTGCGCGGCGACACGAAAGCCCGCAGCGACTACTACCACCAAATGCTCACCGACGGGGTGCTTACCATCAACGAGGTGCGCACGATGGAGGACTACAACACCATCGGCGCGAAGGGCGACATCCACCTCGTGCAGGTGAACCAGCTGGACTTGAGCAGCATGTCGGACTACAGCACGAAAATCAGCAGCGATGCCGTATAACGACTACCCACAGGCAGTGACGGACAACGCACGGCGCGGCATCGAACTGAACGAGGCCGTGAACGGACGCTGCGCCACGCCGGTGGGGAAAGAGACGGCCCGCATACTTTCCAACCGCGAGACCATCAGCCACGAGCGGACGGTCCGCATGTACAGCTTTCTGTCCCGCGCCAGGACATACTACAACCCGGACGACACCGAAGCCTGCGGCACCATCAGCTACCTGCTGTGGGGTGGCGACGCCGGCCTGACGTGGGCGACCAAAAAAGTCGAAGAGATGCAAGAGAACAACAACGACCGCGAGCAAGAGCTGCGGAACATCTACGGCCCCAACGTCGAAGTCCGCACTATGGAGGTGCGCGCGACAGAGGACATGATCATCAGCGGCTACGCCTCCGTCTTCGGAGACAGCTACGACCTGGGCTACTTCCAGGAGCGCGTAGCTCCCGGCGCCTTCAACGGGCGCACGGAGGACGACGTCCGGCTGCTCATCAACCACGCCGGCGTCCCGCTGGCGCGCACGACCAACGGCACCCTCGAGCTGACCATTGACGAGCGCGGCCTCCACTACCGTGCTATGCTCGCTGACACCAGCGAAGGGCGCGACCTGTACAAGCTCATCAAGCGGGGCGACATCACACAGTCGAGCTTTGCCTTCACTATCGATGAGGACGAGTGGAGCAAAGACCGCAGCATGCGGACCATTACCCGCGTAGGCCAGCTGTACGATGTCAGCCCGGTGACGTACCCGGCCTCACCCACCACCACCGTCGCGGCACGCATGGCGGCGCGCGGCATCAACTTCCTGCCGACGGAGGTGGAGGAGCGCGACGAGAAGACCGACGACCTGCTGGACGATATCATCGAATCACTCGACGACATCAAGGCGATGATTGACGACTACACCGAGGAGGTGTCCGAAGACATGCCCAACGACATGCCCGACGACATGCCGGAGGAAAACCAAAGCCGGAAAACCAATATCTCGGCAAATACTACCTTTGACCCGAAACCCTTTACACTTCCATACATGAACCTCAACGACATGAAGGCGCTGCGCGCCTCCAAGCTGAACCAGCTCAAGAGCTTGACCGAATCGGCCGAGCTGATGCAGCGGTCCTTCAACGAAACTGAAGAGACGGCCGTAGACAACCTTCACAATGAAATCGAGGCGCTCGACGCGAAAATTGAGCGCGCCGAGAAGACCGAGGCGCAGGTGTTGCGTGCTGCCTTCTCTGCTGCTACCCCGCAGCCGGAGGTGCTCGAGCAGGAGAAAATCCAGCAGCGCTACTCCATCAGCAAGCTCGTCCGCGAATCGATGACCGGCCGCTTGACCGGCCTCGAGGCGGAGATGAGCCAGCAGGCAGCATCCGACCTTAAGAATGCAGGCGTAGGCGTCCGTGGCTTGGCACAGATTCCGGGCTTCATCCTCCGGAACACGTCGACTATCGGTGGCACGAACGTCCCCGGCCAGTCCAACACGAACGTCCTCGAGGCGCTCGTCCCGACCCCTATCCTCGAGCAGGCAGGCGCCAACGTCCTGCGTGGCCTCGCTGGAAACATCAACCTGCCTGCCCTCAACGACGGCACGGACATCATCAACGAAACGGCGTCAGCAACGGGTGCAGCAGCTATCGCAGCACGCCAGCTGGCTCCGCAACGTGTGGCTTCGCGTATCGACATCACCAACGAGTTGCTCGCAGCTATGAACCAAAGCATTGACGCTACGGTTCAGCGCCAGTTCGCACGGGCTTCTGCCGCGCAGATTGACGAGATGTTCCTGACCAAGGTCATCAGTGCTGCAGCTTCTACGTTCGTGAAGCGTAACGAAACGGCAGTCGCTACGGTGGCAGGCTTGACCTCGCAGGTGGCATCGGGCCTCATCGGAGCCCTCGGCAACGCCAACGCCTTGACGAACAGCACGGCGTTCATCACGTCGCACGGCCTGCTCGCTACGGCACGCTACACCCCGACGGTCTCCGGCGGCGCTATTCCGATTATGCAGGACAACGCCATCTTCGGATACCAGGCATACGGCACCTCGCTCGCAGCTGCTGGCCTCATCACGGACGCGTCGTACGACATCTACTCGGAGGTCTATGCGAACAGCACGGCATCGACGGCTATCAGTAACGAGGCCGACCTCGTTCCGATTGTTATCGCGAACATGGAGAACTGCTACGTGGCATACTGGGGCGGCGGAGCAGCCGACCTGGTTATCGACCCGTACACCTTGGCTGCGACGGGCATCACCCGCCTCATCCTCAACATGTACGCCGACGCCGACTTCGCACACACGGGCGACGTCCGGTTCACGGTGGGCGCATAATCAGTGCAGAGCTGACACCATAGAGAAGGCCCGGGGCACTCCCCCGGGCTTTCTTACTTTTGACCTATGACTATGCGATACAGCCGCGCGGCGGAGCCTACCGACACGAACTTCATCAGCCTCACCAACCTCAAGAATTACTTGAGGATTGACGGCAACGACGACGACACGACGCTCGGCTTCCTGCTCACCTCGGCGCGCCAGGCGTGCGAGGAATACACGGGCCGCCTGTTCGGCTCGGGCACGGTGACCTTTTACATGGACTCCTTTGAGGACAACCAGTTCCCGGCCGGCCCGGTCACAGCCATCTCGTCGGTGCAGTTCTACGACGTAGACAACGTGCTGCAGACGCTGTCGACGGCGCATTGGTATGCCGACCTCGTAGGATCGCCCCAGCGCATCGCCTTCTACGCGCCTCCGGCCGTATTCCTTGAGCGCTACAACCAGGTCATCATCAACACGACGGCAGGGCACAGCACCGTGCCCGGACCTATCCTGCAGGCTATGCGCCTGCTGTGCGGCCACTACTACGAGAACCGGCAGCAGGTCATCACTGGCACCATCGCGACCGAATTACCCATGGGCGTGCAGGCACTGCTGTCCACCTACCGCGTCTACGCATGAGAATCGGCAAGATGGACCGCCGCATTGTCATCGAGCAGCCGACGGTGACGAAGGACGACTGGAACTACGACGTGGTGACGTGGACGACGCTGGCCACCGTGTGGGCAGACAAGCTCGACCGCGGCTCCGGCGAGGTGGTGGAGGTGGACCGGCAGACGGCCCTCACGCGTACGCAGTGGACCATGCGCTACCGTTCGACGGTGAACTCCACAATGCGCATCCTCTACAACAGCCAGTACTACTACATCGTTGGCGTGGAGGAAATCGGCCGCCGCGAAGGTCTGCGCGTCTTTACCGAGCTTCGGAACTGATGGCGGGCTTCAATGTGCGTGTGGATGCCGCAAGCGTGAAGGCTATAGAGGCTGCCCTCAAGGAGCTGCCGCTGGAGCTAAAGAGCGCAGCCGTAGCTACGGCCCAAGTGAATGCGGCTTCCGTCATGCGCAACGAGGCCAAACGCCTCGGCAAGCAGCTGGGCGGCTCCGGCTCGTGGTCTAAGTCGCAGCACGTGGTGCGTGGTAACGTCAAGCGCTATTCACCCTATGTGGTGCTGAAGACAGCCAACAAGCGTTTCAGCGTGAGGCCCGTCAGCACGTTTATGGATTCTGCATCGCCTACCACCTTTGCGCCAATTAAGTACAACCACCTCATCCAAAAGGGAAGCAAGCCCGAAGTTCGCACGGGCGGTATTGGCAAGGCGATACGTGGCGGAATCATAGGCACGCGGAAAACCGGAAAAGGTGGCTTTATGGTGCGGAATGCAGAAACGGGATACATCCACCGCATCAAGCAGATTAAGCACCCAGGCTTTGGCGGGCACGACATCTACCAGGAGGTGCTCGACAGCAAGGGCGACATGGCGGTGGAGCGTTTCAACCGGGACGCCGTCAAAATCATAGACCGCTACAAGCGCAAAAAAGGCTTCGCATGATCAACCTCGTCATCGACATCCTCAAGGCAGACGCCAACGTCACGGCCATCACCACCGCCGACCGCATCTACCCCCTGTCTCGGCTCGAAGGTGGGACCATCCCGGCCATCGTGGTGCAGCAAATTAGCACCGACCCTGCCGACACGCACGACAGCACCAGCACGATGGACACGAACACCGTGCAGGTGACTATCATCGAGGACAAGCCCAAAGACGCCAACGCCTTGGCGGTGCTGGTACGTGCCGCGCTGGACGGCTACGGCGGCAATACCATCGCAGAAATCCGGCTGACGAATCAGGCCACCGACGTCTTCGAGGCCATCGACCTGTTTACGCTCACGCAGACGTACGACGTGCGCGTCGTCCGCGACAACGTCACCGTCCCGTCCGCCCTTGCCGACCTTGGCGAGCTGTACCTCGACGACGTGTACGACGTAGACGCCACCAGCCCGGGAGCATACAGTCGCCTGGAATACAACAGCAGCAGCTCGACGTGGGCAGCTACCACCGACCTGAACATCTACGGGGCGGTGTACAGCAACCCGCGCCTCATCACCCTGACCAACGGCACCACATTTACTGTGGCCAGCGACGACCACCTCATCTTTTGCAACTACGCGAGCGGCTCCGGCTCAGCTTCATCCACCCTGCGCCTACCGGAGGTAGATACCAGCGAAGGGCGTGAGGTGCGTATCAAGACGGGCAGCCACCTCTCGAACCAGCGGACCCTGACCCTACGACCAGCAGCTGCAGACACCACAGTGACCATTGACGGGGACGCATCGGCATCGATGGACCGCCACTACGACGGCATCACCGTGCACTGCATGGGCGGACAGTGGTACATCACCCAACGCAAGAGCAAATGAAAATTGCCGTACACTTTCCGGTCTACAAGCGCCCCCGTATTCGCAACATCGCCATGGACGCACTCGACCGCGTACGCGGCCAGTTCCTCGAGCATGGCATCGAGATGGAGGTATGCGTCATCGGCGACGACGCCGGCCTTGCGGCGGTATGCAAGAAGCGCAACTACATCCACTACGAGGTAGGCAACCACCCCGTCGGGCGCAAGTTCGAGATGGGCCTGCGTTACATGCTCCGGCATATGCAGTTCGACTACCTGATGGAGTACTGCTCCGACAACATCCTGCGCAACGACTGGGCAGAGAAGATGGCCAAGGAGCTGAAGGCCGGCCGAGCGTGGGTGGCACACGCCGCCTTCTACATCGTGGACAGTAAGACCGGGCAGACGCACCTCTTCAGCGGGCGCGGCCAGTCCAATGTCGGGCGCTGCACCTCGAGGAAGCTGGTGGAAGCCTGCCAAAAGCACCGAGGCCACTGCTACGAGTACGAGCTGATGAGCGGTCTCGACGCATGCTTCCGTACCAACATCTGGCGCTGCACCGACCAGCTCACCTTCTTGCTGAAGAGCGAGACCCCTATGATTGTAGACATCAAGAGCGAGGTGAACATCAACAGCTTCCGCGGCTTCGCCAACAAGCCCGACCGCTTCCCTCCCACGGAGGTAGTCGGCGACTTTCCCGAACTTTCCCAACTGAAACCCTTTAACACGACCACCTAATGGCAACCACTGGCAAAATCCGGTCCAACGCGATCGGCATCTTCATCTCCAACGAAAGCGCCAACAGCGGCACCTTCAGCGGAGGAACTTACGGCGACGTCACCTCTGCCGAGAACGACACCTGGGAGATTGTAGCCTGCGCTACCTCCGGCACCTTCAGCGGCTCTATGGAAGTCATCGACGCCACCACCAAAGACAACGACGGCGAGCGCGAAATCCTGACCTCTTCGCTGTCGTGGACCATGAGCGCCGACGGTCTTGTCGAGTACGGCTTGAGCAGCAATGTCCGCAGCGGGTCCGACCTCTTTACCCTGTGGAAAGCCAAGACCAAAGTAAAGGTCGCATGGACCACCGGCCTCGACGGCGACCTCATGTACTGGGGCAAGGCGTACATCACCAGCTACGAAGAAACTGCTGGCTTGAACGAAGTGGCCTCATTCTCTGTTAACTTTGAAGGCGACGGCACAATCTACAAGGCTATTCTCGACACCAACTTTGCGACCTTTAACCTGAACACGTAATGGCTAACAAGCTCCAAGGCAAGTTCTCGCTGCAACTGACGGACGACCTGACGGTGGACGTCTGTCTCAACCTCTACGCACTCAACCTTTTCCTCGAAGAGGAAGGCGCACAGTTGGACCAGTTGCAAGAACTCTTGGAGCAGAAAGCCCTGGCAAACCTCCCCAAGCTGGTATGGGCGGGAGTCAGGACGCAGGCCATCCTTTCCGACCAAGAGCTGCCGCTGAACTTCCCCAAGTTCGCGGCGCTCTTCGGTTCGGTCAGCTGGGACGACGTGAGCAAAGACGTCCTCACCGCCCTGCAGCTGGACACAAAAAAAAAGTAAGCGGAGAGAGCGGCAAGGGTGAGCCGTTCGACATGAGGTCCTTGTACGTCGCTTGGCTTGAGCGCGGCAAGGACCCTTCTACTTTCTGGAGCTGTACCTTCGGGGAGGTAATGATACTTCTGCGCTCCTATGAATTTAGAGATGAACTCCAGTGGATGCACACCAGCGCCGTCATGGCAATGCTGGCGAATATCCACCGAGCAAAGAATTCACGCGCATACGAGTGGACGGACTTCAATCCTTACTCATCGTCTCGCAAGAAGTCAGCCGCGCCGAAGATCACAGCCAAGCACACCCAGCTCTTCGACAAGATGAGCCAAGCACTGAATAGGAAAGATGGCTAAAGACGCAATCCTAAATATCATATTTGGCGCCAACACGAAAGAGCTGGACAAAGCTCTTGATGGCGCCACGAAACGGCTGCGCGACACGGCCGGCAGGATGAATGACCTGGGCAAGTCCCTGTCCATCGGCCTCACCGCACCCATCGCCGCCTTTGGAGCCATCGCCACAAAGAATGCGGTGGACAGCGCCAAGGCCATTGCACAGGTGGAAGCCGCCGTACAGTCGACCGGAGGCGCGGCCGGCCGAAGCGTGGCACAGCTGGAGGAGATGGCCGCGGGCCTTCAGCGCATCAGCCTGTACGACGACGACCAAATCCTCAAGGAGGTCACGGCCAACCTGCTCACCTTCACGAAGGTCACGGGCACGCAGTTCGACAAGGCGCAGGTAGCCATCCTCAACCTGTCGACCCGTTTGGGCACGGACTTGACCAGCGCGTCGGTCCAGGTGGGCAAGGCGCTGAACGACCCTATCAAAGGCGTGACGGCCCTCGGCCGCGCCGGGGTGCAGTTCACCGCGCAGCAGAAGGAGCAGATTGCCGCCCTCGTGGAATCGGGCGACGTGGCAGGAGCGCAGACCATCATCCTGCAAGAGCTGGAGACCCAATTCGGCGGAGCAGCGGAGGCAGCGGCCAACGTCGACCCCTACACGCAGCTTGCTAACGAGGTAGGCAACCTGTCCGAGGACTTCGGCGCCATCATCAACGACGCGCTCAAGCCGTTTGTCGGTTTCGTGCGTCAGGTGGTCGACAGCATCAAAGGATGGAGTGACGAGACCAAGACCACAGTGCTGGTCATCGGCGGTCTGCTGGCCGTCCTCGGCCCCACGCTCATCGCAGTTGCTGGCCTTATCAACGCCTACACCACTATCAAGGGCGCGCTGCTGGCGGCCAAGACCGCGCAGCTTGGGCTCAACCTGTCTGTCCTCGCCAACCCCTACGTCGCGGCGGCAGCAGCTGTAGCGGTGTTGGTTGGCGCAATGGTTCTGTACAAGAGCGAGACGGACAAAGCCCGCCAGGCGAAGGAGGATTTCGACAACGTCGTCGCAGGGAAGTCCGGCCGCTCAGCCATGGACGAGGCCGCCAAGGAGTTGACCCGCTTAAACGGTGAACTGCGAGACGCTCGTGTCAAATACGACAACCTGCGGCGTGCAGCTGATGCGCAGGGTGCGGTAGTTACCGACCGCACTATCTCGCAATTAGCGGAGACGAGTAAGCTGGTGAAGGAGCTAGAGCGCCAGCAGCTGGCTGCGCAGAAGGTATACCAAACGGCGAGCAAGCAGGAGCAGCAGCGCATCCGCGATACAAAGACACTGCAGGATAACACCACATCCCAGCGAGACAATACTACAGCGACGCAGGGGCAAATTGATACGCTTGACCTGCTTGCAACTGCAGCCAAAACATATGATGATATCCTCCAAAATCGACTGGAGGACATCGATGCGGAATACAAAATCACCGGCGACCTCAACACGCGTATCGAGCAGACAGCAGACGCCTACCGCGATGCGGCTATAGCCGCCCAACGGCTTGGCGATGTAGAGCGCGCGAAGGAACTCAAGGCGCTCATGCAAGGGCAGCAAGTAGCGCCTACAGTCACTCCTCGTATTGAAGCTCAACAAATTGCTATTCCAGCTCTAAACAATAAAGAGCTTCAAGGAACTACACAAGAGCTGGGCGACATTGCAGAAGGTTTTAGGACTGCTGAAGAGGCCGCGCAGAGTTTTGGTGCATCTGTAGAGCAGGCTATCGAACAGGCTGCGGAAAGCATGACCATCAACTTCTCCAAGATGCTGGGCCAAACCCTGGCAACCGGAAAAGGAATGGAAGGCTTGGGGCGCATGGTGCTGAACACGTTGGCCGACCTCGCCGTACAAGTTGGGGA